CATTTGTAGTGGTGCAACCATCAACCCAATTCTTGCAAGTTTCTCATTAAGAGTACCAGTGAATTTATAATCCTCTGGCAAAGTCATTAGTCGTGCAGCTTCTTTAGTTGTGTACACCCTATCTTCTTCTGGGTGCAAGTGAACTGCAAGACTTGTTTGTAGTCCTTGTTCAGAAAGTGTATGAGATGCTTGATTCCAAGGAACTCTACGAGATTGAAAGAACGAACTCTTTCTATCTGGAATACTCTTACCCCATTTCTTTCTGTGTTCAATGACTTTATCATACCAAGGCCCAACTACATCATCACCAACAGAGACAACCTTTTCTGGATTCTTTGGCAGTCTCTTCATCCACTTATATTTAGCGCTCTTGGTCATCGACTCACAAAGTTCAACTGCTTCAAAAGCATTCTCGTTGTTTTGTTGAATGTCCCAAATTGCATCTTTGATTGTAGTGACATGTTCTTCTGGTTCTGGAAAAATCAAACTTTCAAGTATCATAAATGGTACTCCGATTTTGTCCAGTACATCGTTCCTTACCGATACGATAAAAACTCTTTCTCTTTTCTGAGGTACACCATGATTGTGTCCCTTTAGTACTTTGTAAACTGTTGTATAACCTAATGCCTCGAAATCATTTACCATTCGCATCAAATGTTCTCTTGCATATTCCATTGTAAGACCTTTTACATTCTCACAGATAATTATTTTTGGCATCATCTCACCAGCAATACGAATCTGTTCCCATGTTAAATCTTCAATGTTCTTTTGTTTCATTCCATAGGCAGTCTTTTCTTTACCCCAACCTTTTTGTTTTGTACCAGACATTGAGAATGGTGGACAAGGCGGTGAACCATCAAGTATATCAAGTTCTCCTTTTTTGATTCCTGTCATCTCCATAATCTTTGCACCAGTTACTTCTTTAATATCTCCACAGATATGTGCTGGTGTATCTGGCCAATTCTCTAGATAGGTATCCACTGCGACTTGTTGAAACTCATTGACAAATTTACAATCACCGCCTGCAAGTTTATAACCAGCAGATGAACCACCACCGCCCGCAAAGAACGATATGTAATCGAATAGTTTTCTGTCAGATGACTGTTTCAGTTCATCTAGTGTATATCTAAAATATTTCATTCAAATCCTCTTTCATAATTTATACTCTCATTATACTTGTTTTGCCAACAAATGTCAAGGCATTTATCCAAAGAAATCCTCAAGAGTTGTCTGTGTTCCATAAGAACGGTCAATCTGCCACCCAATTTGATTCATAATAAACGTCAATGGTTCAACAAATGCCTTCTCATATTGTAAGTCATAATCAATCATACTGTGCAATTCTAGTTCTGTAGGCAACTTCGTAATGAAAGATATCACGTTTGATGACATACGATTCGGTTGTCTCATGTTTAAGAACTTGATTTTGTCACCTTCCTGTATAAGAGGATATTTGTTAGTTAGTCTATTCTGTTTAGTATAGTGATTGTAAAGCAATGCACCCTTACAATGCATAGGAACACCTTTAGTAAAGATACCCGAACTACTACTCCACTTCTTTAGTCCATTAACAGAACGAGGAAATGCAATCTCTTCTGGTGGAAGTTTCATAAACTCTTCACGAAACTCTTGGATGAATGTGTTTACATCTTTCTCTGTACCAGACATGATAATCTTCAGTGCCTCTTTAATCTTGTCACGACAAGGTGCAGGCGTAGAAGATTTAACTGCTTCGATACCCATGATTTTAAGTTTTGGTTCTTGATAACGTACACCTTCGATATCCCATGCATTAAGAATGTATCGTTTCTTTGCAGTCCAGATACCCTTATCTGCAATAACCTCTCTTGCCATTTGCATCTTTTGGTCATATGCATTTACATAAGAAGCAAGAGCTTGATAACTCTTATCAATAAAAGGTTCGATTTTTTCTTGAGCCACTCTGTCAAGGAAGTCCACCGCCCTCCCACGATACGCACCTTCCGACTCTCCTGTTCTTTTCTCAAGCACAGTATTAACCAACTTGTCAAAAGTAATGTATACTGAATCCGTATCCGATGCAATAACATAATCTTCTCCATCCGTTTTTAACAATTTGTTTAGATACATGTTAATAGATTTTTCAATCCAACGAATAGAGAACTGTCCAGAAGTTGTAATACCTTCTGCAATTCTCAAATCATAATATCTAAACCACTCATTACCAATCGCACCATAGGCTGAGTTTAGTGAAATCTTTCTTGCCATCTGGATGTTCTGAAACTTAGATACATCCTTTAAGTATTTAGCATCTTTGGTATTTTCATATTTTTGTTGGGCATCCAACATCTTCTTTTTGTAGATAGTACGGTCATCGTACATCTCTTGCATCATCTTAGGCAAGAACCCTAGTTTGTCCTTACTGAACAATGCACCGTTAGGTGTCATCGTTACATTAGATGGAAGCATATCTTTAATTTTGAATTTCTGTGCAATCAAATCATCAACAGCAGTATCACCAAGATTAAGTTGTTTTGACAACAAAGTCTCTGGTGAAATATTGTACTGCATAATCAAGTGGGGATATAGAGAGTTTAAGTCAAAAGACATAACCCATTTGTGTTGCCCAACTTGTGGTTCTTTAACATATGCACCTACATACTTTTCGCCTTTAGATTTATGTCCAAGTTTCTGTGGAATAATAATCTTTTGTTTTAGTAGATGATTGTAAATTAGTACATCCCAATACTTAACAGACGTAAACGAATCAGAGACATTTACCTTTGCCTCATATGTCATAGTCAGAATCAAGTCGATGAGTTTCATCTTCTCATCAAGTCTGTCAACCAGTTCAACGTCTTGGATGTTATAGTCTAGGAATGACTGATAGTCTTTAGTATACCAATCACGAAATGTCTCATAAGGATTATCATCTTTGCGTTGTCCTAGTTCAACAAACGCAATATGGTCAAGGCGATATGATTCTTGATTAGTATAAGTAAATTTACGATAGAGTTGTAGATAGTCGATATTCTCAACACCAAGAATATTGTATACTTGGTCTTTCTTACCGAAACCAGAACCAACCATTCTTGCATCAACAACACCCCAAGGCGATAGACGTTTCATTGCGTCCTCACCCATTTGAGATTTGATACGGTTACAGATATAGGGAATATCAAAGAATTCTGTATTCCAACCAGTAATAATATCTGGATGGTCATACTCCCACCATGCAAGGAATTGTGCTAGAAGTTCACGTTCATTTGCACACTGAATGTATTGTACATCATCTCTATCGTTTTTATATTCATACAAACCCCAAACCTTAATACGTCCAGTATCGTGGTTCTTGATAGTGATTGATAACATAGGTTCTGCAGCTTGTTCTGCATGAGGGAAACCATTCTCACATTCAACCTCAATATCAATAGTAACAATACGCATCTTCTCAGAATCAAATTGAATCTGTTTAGGGTATTGTTCAGCGATGTAAGTATATGGGAATTGAGTCATACCAAACACGAGGTGTGGTTGACTCTGATATAACTCTACAAATTCCTTTGCCTCTTTGATGGTAAGGAATTTCATTGGATTGACGTTATCGCCATCCAGAGTTGTAAATCCAGTAGGGTTCTTTACAGGTACATAAAGTGTGGGTTCGTATTTAACCTTATAGTTAGAGCGAACACCATTCTTTACTGCACGAACCAAAAGTTGGTTGCCCCACTGGGCTACATGAGTATAAAAATTCAAGACATTTTTCCTTATCAAAGAGTTTCATTATATACGGTTTAGGGGTGAATGTCAAGAGAAAAGCGGTAATTGTTCCTCACCTTGAAAGTGTTTGTCAATCATATCAATGATATCTTGACTGTGAGCAATCTTTGTCAATTCACTTTCCACTGCTTCTGCGATATCAGAATGTTCCCCAATACCAGCAGGATTCTTTAGGTATACTGCAACATTTGCTTTATGTAGTGCAATCTTACCTTCGTTATGTTTCTTAATTGCGTCTAGTAGTGTCATTATTTTTCCTTTACCAATTGTTTCGATATAAGAATGTTTTCAATATTTCTTGAGTAACACTCTTACCTTTAGTAGACCTTTCAATTCCGCCAAACCCTGGCATACTGTTTATTTCCAGTATATATGGTTGTTCCTTCTCTCTATTTTTAGAGGGAAGAAAGTCTACACCAACCAAATCTCCTTTACAGAGTTTTGCAGCTTTGATTGAATCTGACTTTTCAATTTCAGTCAGTTCTATCTCTTCTGTCTCTGCACCTAATGACGCATTACTTCTAGCATCACCATCAATTACTAGTCGTTTCATTGATGCAATTATTTCACCGTTAAGTACAATAACTCTAACATCATAATCAACTTTAATATATTCTTGAGCAACAAGGTCAATGTTCTTACTCAACAGTGATAGCATTTGTACTGTTGGATGTAATGAACGCATACTCTCTACAATAACAACTCCAACACCAGTTTGTGAACCACTGGATGCTTTAAGTATTATCGGAAACTTCATTCCTTCGATTGCTCGTTCTGTGTCATCTGAATATGTTATAGGAACAGTTGTTGGAGTATTTAATCCATTTTTCCTAAACAACTCATTGCAATAATATTTACTTGTGCAGATATCCCATGTCTCTAAAGATGGTATTGTTTTAAATCCAGCATCTTCTAAGAGTCTAATCATATCTACCCATCGTCTATTGGTAGTAAATCCAAGAGTACCTAATCCTCTAGGGAAAATTAATGTATCTTCTGGACTAATCTCAAATGGTTTTTGATATTCTGTTTTACCATCCTCACTTGGTTTTACTGCCTTACCTGTTTCATCGAATGCGAAAGAGTTAACATAAAACTTTCCATTTTTCTCTTCAATAAAACTACCAGAATATTCAGCATTAAATAGATTAATACCAAGTTTCTTTGTGGCATCATTCATCAACTTAACATCAGGCCTGTCTTGTTTACCTACATCTCTCAAGTTTTCGTGAGAGTTATGAAAGATTACAAGTTTATACTTTTGCTCTTTTGGTTCTTCAGTGATGAATTGTGAGAATTTTTGTGTCAATTTAAACTTCTCTTTTTTTACCGATATTATATTTTGTTTCCAAGTCCCACTCATTCTTTTCTTTAAATGCAATCACCTTGATTTGTGATAGTGGTGCTTTGGGTTCTGCTGTATCCATAAGTTCAATTAAACCCCAATCGCTTAATAGAGATGCGATTGAATTTCTACGTTCAATATCGTTCTGATTTATATTTGTGTCTTTACCATCCAGAGCGAATAACTCTTTGAAGTGAACGATAAAGTATCGTCCTTGTTTATGTAGGATGTGACACGACTGATAAAGTTTTCTCTCTTTGCGAGATGCAACTCCAATACGACTTAATGTCTCACGAACCTTTAGGAAATCATCTGGTTCTTTTAATTTTACTTCGAGCATCCTTTCGGGCTGCCAATCAATTTCATTCATTTTCTTCCACCTTTATTCAAACTACTTTTTATAGTATTAATTTGTTCATTATCAAGTATCGTCAGAGCAGCCTTTGCCTTCTCATTACTATAACCATAATACTCTTTTACATACTCTAAATCTTTCAACTTACTCGCTTTTACCCAAGGAGCATATCGTTTCTTAGACCTAATAGTATTTAGTAAAAAATCATATTGAAGTTTTGAATCAAGGTGGTGTCTCATATTCATCTCATTCACTAACATAATAGTGTCATTGAATGGTGCAAGACATTTGTTGATAATGTAGGGGGAATACTTCCTTTCCCACATAGGGTCATCTGAATCTAACAGATGTTCCTTTGTTTCGTTTATGGATTTGAGATAGTGTTTAAGTTCATAGCTCATTTGAACTGAACCTGTGTCATAATCTCAATCATAAATGCAAGCATATTGATTTCTTGGTCTGCAACAAACGCTGACTTATAAGAATAGTCTGCTGTTGCGAGAACAAGATGTGGCACAGTTTGTGGTTGAATATCATCATAAAGTGCATCGTAAACCTTACGGTAAGCACGAGCAGGGTCATTATCAAGATTGTTTGCAACCCACTTACGAATAGACTTGAAGTCTTTCTCTTTGAGGAAAGTTGTCAAGTCCTTCATATTTGTTTCTGATATATTAACAAGTATACCACTGTCAATCATACCAGATACAGAATACCTTTGCAGTTCGTTTAGTACTCTACGCCAGTCTGGGAAATACTTTTCCACAATACCAGCAACTGCTTTAGGTTGATACTGGACACCCTCTTCACCTAGAATATTCTGAACTCGTTTGAAGAATTCTCCAGCGAGTTTAGGTTTCTCTGCAACAGGAATACGAAATTCCACAACAGAGCATCTAGAGTGAAGAGGGTCGATGATTCGATTTTTGAAGTTACAGGTAAGAATAAATCCACAGTTCTTATGGAACTCTTCAATGAATCCACGCAACGCAGGCTGTGTAGATTGAGGATTTAAGTAGTCTGCCTCATCCAGAATAACGAACTTACGATTACCGTCCATAGAGACAGTACTTGCAAAGTTCTTAATCTTATTTCGCAGTACATCAATACCCGATTCTTCAGAACCGTTTATCATCATATAAGTAGCGCCTAGTTCCTCAAGCATCGCTTTTGCAACCGTAGTCTTACCTACCCCAGGCCCGCCAGTAAGTAGTAGATTTGGAATGCTTCCCTCATCTACAAAGGTCTGGAAAGTCTTTTTCAAATCATCAGTAAGAATACACTCACTGATTTTTGATGGGCGGTACTTCTCCACCCATAACATCACATCATTCATAATATAAAACTCCTAGTTGGGATTAAGCTTGTTCCAAAGCAATAAAGTACTCTACAGATTTGTTCACATGTGAAAAATGTGAGATGCCTTTTGAGGACACTTGTACTTTATAATCACCACCTAGTAGTTTTAAGTTTTCAACTTTAAAAAAGTATGTGAAGTCAGTTGGTGAATTATCACCGACTTTAATACTGAAGTCGTTAGAAGTTTCGTTCTTACGGTCAGTAACAGTCAATTGAATATCACCACCAGCAGTTCCTTTAAGAACTACGTCTGGAACACCAAGTACTGCACTCGCTTTTGAGATTGCATTAAAGGTGTCTTGTGTAAATGTAAATTCTACATCTACTGAAGGCATTGTGATTTCCGTTTTTGGAGTAGTCACAACAGATGGGTCACTGAAGAAATACTTCAGAGAACTACCACCACCTTCTTCATTCAATCTAACAGATTGTTCCCCAAAGTCCAAAGTTGGACTTTTAAACAGCGACATTGCTGATAGGAATTCATTCAAATCGTAGATTGCGAATTCGTTATCGAATGTATCTGGGATAGTCGCTTTTGCCACAATGTTTTTCATTGCCGACATTGTGTTTATCACATTACCAGATTTTACCAAAAGATTTTGGTTAATTGACGAGAAGTTCTTTAGAACATCTCTGGTATCATTACTAAGTTGCATAATCAGTTTTCTCCTTGATTCATATCGTGATTGTGTAAAGACATTATACCATAATGTATTACCTTTAGCAAGTCATTTCTGTTCTTGCCATCCTTTTTTCCGTATCGTTGTGCATATTTTAATATGTTTCCAATACAAAACCCTTCGCCATGTCCAGAGTCCATAATGAACTCCGTGGCCTGAAACTTGTTGTGTGAGTAGTGTGCAGAATATGTTTTGTCAATATATTCTTGTAATTCTTTCAGAATTATATCTTCTGAATATTTGTAATCTATCTTTTTCAATTAGTACATCCTATAAGTTTGGATGGGGGGATAAACCCCCCACCACAGATTGATTAGCTTGAGTAAGAGTAATCAGTACCCGATAACGCTTTAAGTCCAGCAGCAATCACGCCTTTAGATGGTTCACCCATTCTATATGCAGTTTTACCTTTGAACGTATTCACATAGATACAATTACCTTCACTTCTTAGTGTGTCAATCATTGCTCTTGGTGATGTCAAATCGAGTTTACTTCTAAGAGTTTCCCATGTGACGTTCTTACCAGTTTGTAATAGTCTTAGGGTCTTCTCTCTTTTAGTTAATGCTTTTCTAGCCATATTATCTCCATTATTAAAATTCAACCATCAGTAATTTGATGATTAATGTACATAATACCCTATTTCTAGGGTAATGTCAATAGATTTATTTGATTTTAATTGATTTAGGTTTCATTGCCTCTGGGACAATTCTTTCTAATTCAATACTCAAAATACCATCTTTAAAGGATGCACCGTTTACTGTCACATACTCAGCAAGATTAAATGCCTTTTTGAAAGAACGTGCAGAAATACCTTTATGTAGATATTCTTTATCATCGTCACCTTCTGGTCTTGATTTTGATTCTACTGTAAGAACATTATCCTTACTTTCAATCTCAATATCAGACTTGTTGAATCCAGCAATTGCAAGTTCAATGCAATACTTTTCCTCAGAAGTTTTTACGATGTTATATGGGGGATATCCAGTTGATGCTGGTGCATCAAGTAGACTGTTGAACATTCTATCAAAACCGATAGAATATGTTTTGACCCTGTCAAAAGGGTCGATGTGTAGATTACTTACCATTTTTTTCTCCTTAGTTAAGCAAGATTAAATACGATACCCGATAATCGGCATATCGTAAGTTTATTTATAATGGTAGTTTTTTGTGAGGGAAACTACCAAAACCCAAAATTTGTGTCACAGAGTAGGTGTTCCGTTTGTGACAACTGGACGACTTACGAACTGCACCCATATTATATAGGTATCCAAAAGGGGCGTTTCAACCCCTTTTGTTAAGTTTTTTTATGCAGCGTCAGCATACTCAAGTGCTTTATCAAGAGCATTGAGTTTCACTTTACGGTTACGTCCGTACCATGCAGACTGCAAACGTGAATCACCTTCACGACCTTGCAAGTGGTCTGTCATGTAAGTAACAGAGTTAAATGCCTGCCACCATGAACCTTCTGCGAAATTAGCACCAGGCTGTGTTTGCAGATTTTCCATTGCGATTTTAGCGTTACGAGATGTGAATGGAAGTACTCCATCTTCTTTCTCTTTTGCAGGCGCACCGAATACTTCGTTGAAGTACTGAATTACGTTATCACCAGTTGCTGGTTTTGAACCAAGGAACGAAGCCATTGACTTGTACTGTTCCATTTTCTCATGGGCAATACCCATTTGTTCTTTAACCATATCTGGGTCAAATGCCTTACGGTGATTTAC